ACGTCTTTGATCCGTCGTAGGACATTCTGTGAAAAGCCCAATAAACTTTATACGAGTATAACGAATGATCTTTGAAGCATTCCACCAATATTTTGTGGACCCTGTAGTGTTCGTCTGCGGTTAGTAGTACTGTTGAACTCTTTTTGCCGAAAGATTTGGGTATTATGTGATGGGCTTCGTAGTAAGTTTCTCCGTCCTTTGATCTGCCTTCTTTGATGGCCTGTCTAATTATTTTGAAATAAGTTGCGAGCATAAAAAAACCTCTTTTATAATAAATATCAGAGGTTTCTTATCGTTAATAATTTAATTCAAATATTTTAGTCAATAATTAAATTTAGTAGTTGAGTTCACAAAAATCCATTCCGAGTGACAGCGTTAACATTGTGGGATCTGCTGTTGCCCAATCGTAAGAACCAAATCCTGCTTCTTTGATGAATGCACCTTTGATAACCCACTCGGAAACTATGTCCCCAACTGGACCCAAAATTGATAAGCTACAGTCTTTCTTATAGAAGTCAGAATAGCCATCACGACCAGTTACTGATTCGTGGTGCAATCTCACCCATTCCATCACAGCTTGTTGGCCTGATGGAGATATTGGACTGTATAATTCTAAGGCGATGTCCTTCCACTCTGCTTTACCTTTTAACTTACGGTAAACGTTGATGTGTTCGATTTTGATCTCACCTAAAGTAACGCCTGGAGCATCAGCTTTCTTGATCAGGTATGACGGAATTCCGTCTACGTAAAAAACGAATCGGTTCTGAACAATTGGTTCAAAACTCGTAAACATTATTTCATTGGGATCCAACACTGGCATAAGCTGTTATAATTTAATTTGTTCTTTTGTATAAATACTGTGTCGGTTAAAATTTACTTCCGTGAGTGGCACTTTTTCCTATGTCTTGTTTAAAAATACCAAAAGCTTTCATCAAACCTTCGATTCCTTTTAAATTATTTTTCTTCATGATGGAAACGATGGATTTTAACGCAGTTCCTGCGATTCCAAGACCAGCAGCGGCAGCGGGAATCCAAAAGTAACTTTCAGCGTCTTCTTTTAGTGCAGACGATTTAACCATCTTTTTTACCAATTTTTTATCTGCTGCTTCATCATCGTGTTTATTTTTACCGGCGGGTTTTTTCTCAAACATTTGAGAAATTTTGTGCTGCGCAATGTTTGGATTTAGTACTTTAGTTTCCGCTGCGTCTTGAGCAAAAGATCTATCCTCTTTTATTTTCTTTTTTTCCTCTACTTTCTTTTTTTTAGTTTCAGCAAGAGGTTTTTTAGAAGTTAATTTCATTTCGCTCTTCTTTACCTTAGCTTTTTCTGTGTAAGCATCATCCTTAACAAATGCCTTTCCCTTGTAAGCCCCTCCACCTTTTTTAGGTTCTATATCCTTGTGTTTTTTTGCAGGATTAGGAGATTTTACTTTTTTATCGTAATCGTCATCTTTTGCATATTTTTTACTCTTGTGGCCATCTTTGGATTCTTTATCGCTCGCTTCTAGAAGCGCTTTTCTAAGTGCGGATTCGTACAGAGCTTTTGGGACTTTAATTCTTATTAATGTGCTATTTTTCATTTATTGATGTTTATCTTTCTTTTCAATTATTGAGCAAAATTAACTCCAGTAGGTAATATGTTAAAATCAAGTTGTATAAATTCTGCCACTCTAGTTGGTTGCAAATAAATACTACCCACCATTATATTTCTGTCTATTTGATCCGGAGTATTGTTTGTGGTATCCATAATAACTTGAAATGCGTAAAGTCCCTGTCTCTGTTGAACAGATTCCAAATAAGGATTGACTTGAGTAAGGAATTTATTCCAAGTTACTTGAGTATTTGGTTCAAAAACTAAAGTTTGGCCTATTTGTTTGATGTACCTCTTAAGTGCAATTAATAATCTTCTAACGTTTACCCTATCAAGAGCAGAAGCCCTAGCTTGTAAAGTTTTTTGTCCGTAAACAACGGTACCAACTCCAGAAAATGTCGCAATTGGATTGACTTTTGCGGAATACAAACTATTCCTATCATTAATTGTCAATTTACGTTCAGGTTGCAAAGCAGTAGAAAGACCTCCTCTATTAAGACCGGCTGGTGCCCACCATTCTGCTGCAATTTTATCATTGTATTCGTATACTGCAGGAATTAATGCAGAAGGCGGAATAAAATTCATTCTTCCGGTTTCAGAAGATTTTATTTGTATCCAAGGCCAATAAGTGGTGCCATACGAATTATCAAAACTTGATGCAGCACTAGTTACAGTAGTTAATTGTTGATTATATCCTACCAAATCTACAACGGAGATATTATCCCCTCTAGTGCTTGATAAAAGCAATAAATTGTTTATTTCAGTTGGAGCATTTTGATTAGTTATTCCGGGAGCGTATATTACATTGAAATCATATTGGTCTTGGTTATTCAACAAACTAATTGCTATATCGTAATCAGGACCGTACACTCCCTGTATATTTGTTGAAGGCGTAACGTACGCGGATGTTACTGTTGGAATATTTTCAAACATGTTCAAAGGAGCAATGCCGTAAGACCCCCAAAAAGGTCCACTTGCACCCCCAAAACCACCGTTAAGCGATCCTGAACCTGATTGTGGAAGAGAAGCGGTAAATTGATTTTGAGGTAATCCCAATTGATTAAAGTAATTGGGAGTTGTATTAACTGATGCTACGTATACGTATTTAGACTTATTTGCGTAACTTCCTGTATTCTGTAAATAATACGTACCGGTACTTGTATCCTGAGTAAGAGTTTGATACTGATCTCCTATTACATAGGAAACGTAATTAGTTTGATTTGGATCTAAAGAAAGATTTGTCCAACTTTCCAAAACAGTTTTACTATTTTCGTAATCATCTCCCCTTCTAATGTTCAAAGTAAAAGTTCCTGAACCTGTATTGTACTGTACAATTTCCCATCTAACGTTAGCAAAAGATCCTGAAGGAAGCGAGTTACCGGGTTGGGTACCGCTTATTGCGTTATTCATCACTGTGCCCACCGATAAAGTGTTCAATTGAAACGCAGTTGAACCATTAAGCGCAGCTACACTAGCGGTTGCCACAGTGTAAGATCCAGACGCAACTCTAGTAATTAAAAGAGAACTACCACCCTGATTAAAATAATTTAAAGCAGCAATACTAGTTAAATATTCAAGAGTAAGACCTCCTGAAATGAAGGTTGAACCGAATATTTGTTTGAATTGGGAATACGAAGTTACTAAAGTTGGATTATTCACAGGACCCAACACAGTTGGACCCACTATTGCAGCTCCGGCCGCTATTGGGCCCTGTGTTATTTGACTTTGATCGTTTTCATTTAAAAAAACTCCTGGACTAATGAGTGTTTCAGCCATTTATCTTATTTTTTTAGCTACTAATAAATATCGGCCTATTGGTCAAAACTTCCTATTGGAATTCTCCCGTGTTAATATTTATGGAAACTGTTCCATAAATTTCTTTCAGATTTTTAAAAAAATCAATTTCTCTAACTTTAAGCTCTTTTATTTTAGCTTTAAATTCCTCTAATTGAAGTTCCATCAACATTTTTTGATAATTCAATTCTCCAAGAGCGGAAGCCACTGAAATTGCTTCCTGTTTTAGAGCTGTAAGTACTTCTAATTCCTGTTCTGTTATTTTTTTTACTTCTTCCATGACATTTATTTATTATAGATATAAATACGTAAATTCTAATTAAAAATTAAATTATTTTAATACCCTATTGATATATAATTCCAAACGTAAACTGCGGAAGCAGACAAACCTACGACTCCTGAAATTATTGAGAAATTGGCCGCGCTACTAGAAACGTACGCACTGTAAGTGCTATCAAGTTTAGCACTCGCTGAGTTAGCTGCGGTGATTATGACAGAAGATCCTGTGGGATACGCAGTAGAATATGTGGTGGTCACTATGGATGCAGACGCGTAAGGCGTTGTTCCCGTAGTCAAGGTTATTATTCCTGCGTTGTTAGATCCCGTAATTGAAACTTTACCAAGGTTACCGCCGCCGCTACCAGTTACAATGCTCAAAACTGAACCCGTAGTAATTATTTGACCAGTAAGCCTAAAAGAACCACTCAAGTCCAAAGAGTATTGAGGATTCGGTTGATTAATACCAACAAAACCATTCGCAGAACCGGTTAAGGGTTGTCCATTAATAGTTTTGTAAGATCCCGAACCGAATATAATACCGCCTATGTTAATACCATTTGCGTAACTTGATGATAAAGATATATTCGTTCCTATTATTATGTTATTGGTTCCCACGCTTCCAGTAGCATTACTGGTATAACCAGCTTGAAAACCAAAAAAATTAGAATACGATGCGCTTGCGGCGTACTCGCCTGCGTATTGTCCAAAGAAATTTGACGCGGTTGCGTAAGTTGCGCCGTTACCTGCTGAAAAACCAAAAAAATTAGAGTTTGAAGAACTATAAGCATTAAAACCCGCCTGTTGGCCAAAAAAATTGGATTGGTACGCAGTAGACGCATTAGCTCCTGCATTCAATCCCATAAATACACTACTAGTTGTATTAATATTACTAGTTGCTGGATTCGTTGAGTATATTGTGCTTCCTGTGACTGATATTGGAGATAAAGAAACTGATGCTGTTCCGAATAAACTTCCTGTATAGCCTCCCAAAGCGGTAGAACTACCAGTAATTACTTCGTTTCCAATAATAAAAAGGGATCCAGAAATTAGATTATCTGACAAAGATATTATACCGTTTCTAGCAACAAATTGATTTATGGCCATTTATAATGTACTTTGGTTCACTTTCCCCAAAGTTGGATTTTTATTTTAAATAAATATCAATTAACAAATACGACTTTGTAAATTCTTCCTGTATTGTCAGACTCTTGCAAAATTGAAGCTTGTTTGATAGCGTCACTTTCGTTATCATAATTGTATAAAGGATCATTTTGATTTAATTTGGTCACCCAAATCATTGAATTTCCAGGAATAAATTGAAATTGAATTTGGTACATATAATCAAATTTAAATTAAGTTTGCGGTTGCTTTTATTGTCCATCCATTTATCGCATTGTAAAAATTTAATTGGACTTGACCATTAACTATGCTAGCTGATGCACTTACATTGAGCGTAGTACCCACCACGTCTAAGGTTGAATACTCTGTATAACTAGATGTTCCATTATTCCATGCGGCCACTATACTTCCCGCTCTTGCATTAGATCCGCTGTATATAGTGTAGTTATAAAATGCGGCTGTAAATGATCCCGTGGAATTCGTAAATACATTAAATGGTGAAGTAACTCCATTATTTGTTACGTTAGCGTAATATATTTGAGAACCTCCAATTGAAAATCCTGTTGTTGTTGATGCGCTTGCATAAGATGCAGTAGATGCATTCACTGAATAGGAAGCGGTAGCAGATAAATTAGCATAAGATGCAGTACCTAGTAATGATCCTGTAAAAGAACCGGTAAATGAACCCGTATTATATGATCCTGTAAATGTATTGAAGCTAGATGTGGTTGTATAACCAATTGTATAAGAGGCCGTTTGAGCATTTTGAACGTAGCTAGCTGTTTGTGCTGTTATCACATAAGATGCGGTAGCAGATAAATTAGCATAAGATGCAGTACCTAGTAATGATCCTGTAAAAGAAGCAGCATTTATAGTACCCGTAATTATAATGCTTCCAGTTATTAATACACTTTGACTTAATGAATTTACATAACTTGCTGTCTGGGCCAAAGTTGCTTCTGACGCACTCAGTGCGTAAGACGAACTGATTACACTTCCATTGTAATAAGATGCAGTGGCAGCTATAGCGGTATAAGAAGCAGTTAGAGCGTACGAAGAACTTATGGCAACACTCGATGTTGAAGCGTACGAAGAAGTCGTAGCGTAAGAAGACGATACACCTTGTGATGCGGTACCAAATAAAGATCCCGTATGCACTCCGTAGAAAGAACCTGTAAAAGATCCGGTACCAGAATAAGCAACACTAGAGCTATTAGCAAAAGACGAACTTATTGCAGAACTTGCAGTGTAAGCATAAGATGATGATATTGCACTTGAAGCTGTATAAGCATAAGAACTTGATACGGCTACTAAAGAAGCCGATGAATTTATTGCACTTGACGCAGTATAGGCATAAGAACTTGATATAGCTACCAGAGAAGCTGAGGCATTGATTGCAGAACTGGCCGTGAAGGCGTAAGAACTTGATACAGCGACTAAAGAGGCCGAAGAATTAATTGCAGAACTTGCAGTAAATGCGTAAGAAGAACTTATCGCCACTAATGAAGCTGATGCATTTATCGCAGACGATGCGGTATAGGCATACGAAGCTGATGTTGCTTGAGAAGACGTTCCGAATAGCGATCCTGAAAACCCGATAGTGGATGATATGCTTCCTGAAATTATTTGATTTCCGTAAACGTTTAAGCTTCCTGTGATGCTAACAGATCCAGTAAATACTTGCGTGTTTGTAAGTGAATTACCGAATACATTAGATCCGCTTGAATATTCTTGAGACGCAGTAACAGTTTGAACAATTAAAGTTTTTGCCGTTAAAGTTCCTGCTACGTAAATGTTAGACGCTGAAAAGTTGTTAGCGAAAGACGTTGTGGCCGCGTAAGATGAACTAAACGCTTGTAAAGCATAAGAAGCAGTTCCAAACATACTACCAGTGATGCCCCCGTAAGCCAGGATGCTGCCTGTTACCCCAAGGCTACTGCTAATATAAACATTACTATCAGGCGCAAGGGTTAAAATAGGATTGTGATCTCCGTTAAGTCCATTAAAGAAATACGTCGATTGGCCTGAGGTGTAGTTACCTATGTAAAAATTATTACCTACGTTGTATAAGTAACCATCGTTAGCGAATCCTGGACCGTATCCAACATTTCCATCGTAATTTTGTCCATTTATACCAAGATCTACGTAGTAATTGTTTTCACCACCGTTATTTGCTGTCGCAACAACGTCCGAAGATACAGTATTTCCTGCGTTGGTATTTTGTATGTTTAATTGTAAGTAGTTGTTTAAGTTACCCTTACCGCTTATTACATTAAACGAAGAAGTGGAAGGTTGCCATATATACAAAGCTTCGGGTGCAGCAGACGTATAGCTAGTTTGATTAATCACTACAGTCGAACCAGTTTGATATATAAAACTTTGACTTAGAGTGGTAGGTCCTGACCAAATAGGTATGTAATTAGTAACTCCTCCCAAAATATTTGATGCAGTAGAAGCAAATTTAGTGTACGAAGAACTAATCGCAATTAAAGACGCTGATGAATTTATCGCAGATGATGCTGTATAAGCGTAACTTGAACTAATTGCTACTAAAGACGCAGAAGAATTAATCGCTGAACTTGCAGTGTACGCGTAAGAAGAACTTATTGATATTAAAGAGGCAGAAGCATTGATTGCACTTGAAGCGGTGTAAGCATAAGAGCTTGATACAGAAATTAAAGAAGCCGAAGCGTTAATTGCACTTGATGCTGTATAAGCATAAGACGCTGAGGTCGCCGTACCAGTTATATTTCCAGAAAATGAACCTGTGAAAGAACCAGAAAAAGATCCAGTTAAAGATCCAAGCGCGGTATTTAAAGTTCTACCTATGTATTGATAAACCGTAACATAAACGTATTGACTAGTGGTAGGAGCCACAGCATTAGTCGCAAATTCCAAAACACCTGTCTTATAATCGAATGCGTAGTTATTAACAGATACAACATCAGCGCCGGCCGGTGCCACCGCATTGTTGGATACGAATACTTTTGCCAAATAACCTGCAGGAGAATCTTCGGCAGTAGAATTCGCTAACGAAGGAGTGGCGTATTTAGGAGAAATAAAGTTAGTCTGTTGATTAGCACTAATGATTTGTGCACCAATACCAGAAGCTGAACCAGTTGGAGAAAGTAAGAACCATACCTCATTAGCAGATCCACTAACAAGATTAGATCTTGTCATTGGGTATCTGTAATAATATTGCATTACGTTTATACCATTAACGGTATATACAGATCCGCTTTGGGAACTTCCACTAAAAGGTAAACTCGCGGATGGAATTAAACTCTGATCGGTGTATACCTCATTGGAGTTTATATCGAGAACCGAAGTGAAAGCTTCTTGTGCGTCAGTAAAAGAATCGTGGGTATACCTTCTACTCTGGAGGAACCTTGATGATTTTTCGGTGCTATTAATTGCCATCTTTTACTATTATGAGAATGTTACTGTTATATTAGAAATAGGCGTCGGATCTCCGACATACCTTACTAATACATAAATATTTGTGTTAACCGTATCCAAGGTCATACCATCGGCATTTCTTAACGGCATTGTGTAAGTAGTGGTGGATAAAGATCCTCCAGTGTTACCGTACAATGCTATTTGAGATCCAAATGGGTTCAATCCTGTGGTGTTCGCCGATATATTCGTAACAAAGTTCGAAGTAAGTTTGGTTGGATCGTAGAATCTTGCGCTACTGTAGATGTTGCTATTAGACGATTGGAACATCGCCAGTGCAGCAATAGAGTTCGACCCTGAGGTTTGCCAATCTGTTAATGTTTGACCTACGTTTATCGTCATCGACGTCTTGGTCGCTGCGTTTGTAGTAAATTGTCTAACGTAATATTTGAATGTTTGCGTAGAGTCTGGGTCGGTTAACCAATATCCTGAAGCTCCGCCCGGTCTTACTAAGAATCCAGGTTTTACTTGAAGGTCGGTGCCAGATAAGTTGTACAATCCGAACGCAGTATTCCATGCACTACCGCTGAAAGTTAAAATGCTGTTGGTCAATTGTACGCGATAGTTTTCTCCCAAGAAAGTTTCAGAGTTAGAAGCTCCGTTGTTCGTAGATGGATCGGTACCTTGACCTCTACCAAAGTAAGCCAACGATCCGCTTGATGCGGGTTGACCAAAAGATCCGGTAGAGTGATAGAATATGGTTTGTGTATTGTAAGTGGACGCAGACGAGTTTTTATTCGTAGCGTTAGTGGTTACCGTAAACGCAACCGGGTTCAATCCAGTTTGAGTTACGTTAGTATTGGTTCCGGCAAC